CAATACTGCGTATTCAGTCGACGGTAACAACACAGGGGCTTGGTGGCAATGGTATGGAGATAAAACCTTAAGCCACGCCGGACATGTCTTTGATTATTGGAAAGGTAAAGGTGCTGAATTAAGCCAGAATATAAAAATGAGTACTACCGGCGGTGAAATTCGCTTTTATAGTGACACATACTCAGTAAATTCGTATGGCCAATCAGTATATAGAGGCGGCAGTACTACTGATCATGACAGCAGGAATGGAATAAGATTTTATCATTCGCAGGGCCCGCAAATGACATTGTGGTATCATGCTGCTTCAACTGGCGTTGGTAATATGAAAATATTCAGTAGTAACAGTGGCCAAGGCGATGTCTTCCAATTTACTCCTACTGGTGCTTTTCATGCTAAGGGAGATATTACTGCGTATTCGACCACAACAACTTCAGATGCTAGATTAAAGGAAAATGTAAGAGATTTAGAAGGATCACTAGATAAAACACTTAAGTTAAGAGGTGTAAAGTTTGATTGGATTGATGAAAGTAAGTCGAAAGACAATTTAGGATTTATTGCTCAAGAAGTAGAAGAAGTAATACCCGAGGTTGTAAAAGATATTACAAATATCGATGGGGAAGAACACAAAGTAGTAAATTATCAAGCAGTTGTTCCAGTACTAGTAGAAGCAATAAAGGAGCAACAAAGTCTTATAAATAGATTAGAGGAAAGACTAAAAGTACTCGAAGAGGGCGAGAAATAACATGGCAATTATAAAAACAAGGAAAATTGAGAATATAAAGGTATTACCAGCTGAGGATCAATCTTTAGAGGCTGATGTATCAACTAATAGGGCTAATCCTACAGTCACGGTTGTGTATATAAATACATGGGACGATCCTAACGACGACGACTTACCTGTAGTATCACCGTCTTCTCATGTGATATTTAGATATCAAGACGATGGAACAGGCACTGACTATTCGACGCACGACGAGTTGGTTAGATCAATATGCTTGGCAACTTGGAGTTAAAAAATGGCAAAACCTAATAGCAGAACAACATTAATAGACTATTGCTTACGAGCTTTAGGCGCACCTGTTGTTGAAATTAATGTTGACGATGATCAAGTGGAAGATCGTATTGATGAAGCTTTACAGTTTTATCAGCACTATCACGCGGATGCTATTGAAAAGGTTTTTCTAAAGCATCAGGTATCGGCCGATGATATTACTAACGGGTATTTAACCATACCTGATTTAGTGACAGATGTAGTTCAAATATTTCCACTAAGAGAAAGCGGTGGTCATAATATGTTTGATATTCAATATCAGATGCATTTAAATGACATGTATTCTCTTGGTTATATGGGATCATTGGTAGAATACGAAATGGCACAACAGTGGTTGTCAATGTTAGATCTTATTATGGATTCAGATACTAAACATATTAGCTTCGATAGGCACAAAAATCAACTACGTATTGATATGGATTGGTCTAAAGAAGTAGAAGTTGATGAGTATATAATTATTGAGTGTTATAGAATACTAGATCCAACAACGTATACTGATGTATATAACGATTATTTTTTAAAGCGCTATGCCACAGCATTAATAAAAATGCAATGGGGTGTAAATCTTTCTAAGTTTGAAGGTATGGTAATGCCTGGTGGTGTTACATTTAATGGCCGTCAAATTTTAGAAGATGCTAAGGAAGAAATAGAAAAATTAAATGAAGAAGTCAGATTAAACTGGGAACAACCAGTTGACTTCTATACAGGATAAGATATGCCAAGAAGCGTATATTTCTCTCAGGCAGTAAAGTCAGAACAAAACTTATATGAGGATTTAATTATTGAATCCCTTAAGATTTTTGGTCAGGACGTATATTACGTTCCAAGAACTTTAGTTTCTAGAGATAACATATTAGGCGAAGATACTGCATCTAAATTTGATGATGCTTATCTTATTGAAGCCTACATTGAAAACACCGATGGGTTTGAAGGTTCTGGAGATCTTTACCAAAAATTTGGTCTTGAGATTAGGGATGAGGCTACATTTATTATTTCCAGAAGACAATGGCAAAACTTAGTTGGTGTATGGAATAACACAGTAGAAACAAATAAACCTCAAGAAGGCGATTTGCTGTTTCTTCCAATGTCTAATTCGTTCTTTGAGATTTCTTTTGTAGAAGATGAGCAACCCTTTTATCAGCTTTCAAATCTTCCAGTATATAAAATGCAATGTAGCCTATTCGAATATAATGAAGAAGATTTCGAAACTGGTGTACAGGCTATTGACGTAGTACAAGCACAGCAATCATACCAAGTCGGTATGACAGTCGATGTTACTGGGGGAGAGCACTTTAAGTTAGGTGAAACTGTAACTCAAGTAATTTCAACAGACCCTGCGATAAGTGTATATGGAGAAATTCAAACTATCACTAAGACGTCTAATGTACTTGGAACTATTTCAGTGTCTAACATAGGAGTTATTGGCAGTACTGATGCAAAAGACTTTATAGTATCTGAAACTCTTGGACTTGTCGGATCAGAATCAACTAATACTTGTTATATTACAGATATAAACAATGTAGCAGATGCAGAAGCCTTCCCTAGTGACGATCAAGCTGAAAACTATGCATTCGAAGTAGAGGCTGATGGATTCTTGGACTTTACTGAAACTAATCCGTTTGGCGACGCGTCGGAGACATACTAATGTTTGGAAATCACTTTTACCACGCAACAACACGAAAAGCAGTAGCTTTATTTGGTACTATATTTAATAACATTAGCGTTATTAGGCAGGATGGTTCTGGTAATGTATTAAATCAGATTAAAGTGCCATTAGCATATGGACCTAAACAAAAGTTTTTATCTAGGCTAGATTCCATAACGGGTCAAGATGCCACAATGGCTATTAAGTTGCCTAGAATGGGATTCGAAATAACTTCTATGGATATTGATTCTACTCAGAAGTTAGCAAAGAGAAATCAGATAGTAGAAAACCACGCG